TTCCACACCACGTTTGAGATACCGAGCGCACCGCTAAAGGTAGCTCCTTGCATCGCCCAGTTGCCGTGAGTCTCGCACCACGCCACCTTGCTCCACTTCGCCATTACGAGAGGGGAGACAAGCGTGGTCGTGGTCGTGGCTTCGAGCCGTACAACGACAGCCTGGGCCTGTGGTGCCAGTGCTGGCTCTGGGGCAACGATGATAAACGCCGCCACCAGAACCAGCGCACCGAGGCTCCTAACCCTGCTGGTCGCTCGCATTGGAGCGTCCTTCAAGCGCCTCAATCACCTTTTTGAGTACCGTGATGGCACCCTCAAGGCTTTCAGCAATCGCTGAGAGGGCTTCTGTTGGGGTCAGGTTGATCTTTGCTTCTTCCTTACGCTTACGCGCTTCACTGTTTTCCATGTCTGTTCCTTTCTAGAACGGTTCTTCGCCTGGAGCGTACTCCGTGGCGTTGGGGAACTGCTGGGATACTGCCTGCTCTGCGGTGATGCCAGCGTTCTTGAGCAACGCGTAGGCCGCCTTCTTGCCAGCGTTCACCTGCTTCTCAGAGAGTGAACCACGCTGGGCGTACTGTGTCGCCAGTGAGTTCAAGAACTCGTCATCGGGGAACTTCTGAGCTGCTTCGAGGATCGGGGCGATAGCCGCTGGGACATCACCCGTGACCTTCGGTGCTGGTGCATTGGAGCTCTGGTACTGCGGACGTGCCTGGGGCTTGCTGGCGCTGTTGCCGTCGTCATCGTCGTCCGCTACGAGACCGAGAGCGGCCATGTAGGAGTAGCGTCGAGCGTAGGTGACTGCCGAGCCCTGAGCCTGTGGGTCGTCCTTGACCAAGTGCAAGCGCATGGTGTGTGCGATGAACTGGCCCGACTTGTGAATGACGTAGGTGGTCAGTCCGTCATAGACCGCACCACTAGCGTCAGCACCCGACTCAATGAACTGCGAGACAGCAAGGCCGTGACGTGCCAAGACCGGGCTGGTGTGTTGCACCACGTCCGGCAAGGCTGCGTACTTGCTCTTGAAGAAAGGGTTGTTCGACCCCTTCGGGACTGCGGAGAACTCCGCCTGAGCCGCGACCAAGGCCGCCGCTAGTTCGTTGATTTCCGTTGACTTCATTACAGGTTTCCTTCCTGACTAGTTGGTACTGCGTTGCTATCCGTGATACGGATAATTCCCGAACCGTCCTGCTGGCAGACTGTGTTGAAGGCGCAGTACGCGCACTGCCAGTCACGCCCCAGTGGGTCCAAGATAATTGTGTTGCCTTCGTCATCACGGGCTTCACGGGCGCCGAGGTATCCGTTGGTAACAAGTTCTCCGAGTGCGCTCATGCGCTCAAGCTCAGCGATCGCCAGTGGCTCCCACTCCTCACGCGTGAACCAGAACTCAGCAAGGACACGGTTGTAGTCCGACACGCCCATCTTCTGAGCCTTCTGCACGCTGAGTGCCTCAAAGGTAATGGAGCCGAGCACCACGTTGCTGATGTTCACTCCGAGGTGCTTCTCGACGCCGAGGGCGTTGATGCCAGCCTGGGCAATAGCCTTCTGCGCTGGGCCTTCTGGGTACTTGTACTCGCCGCGCATACGGTTCCAGCCGACCTGCTTGTCGAATGAGAACGTACCCATCGTCTTGAGTTCGTACAGCGTGTTGCCGACCCCGGCAAGGTCACTGCTTGGAATGTAGGCGTCACACGATCCGCTGATGTATTCACCGTGAGCGGTGCCCAACTCGAATACGGCGTTCGGGAACTGACGCCCGATGGCTTCCTGCAACGCTTCGTGAATGAGCGTACCTACACCCGTGACCCAAGCACCAGCCTGGTCCATAGGTTCGGTCTGCTTCGCTCCGAAGGCAGCGTAGGACTGCTGACGAGCGCAGGCGTATGCCGAGCTGTACCGCAGTGGTGTGTTCAACGCTGTGGGCTTAGGCGTTTGTGCCTTCTCCCACCACTCCTTTACCAGCAAGTGCGTGATGATTGGATTACTAATTGGTTCCATGTGGAAACCCCCTTGTTTGGTCTGAGTACAACGGTAGCACTCAGGTAAGACATTGACAAATCAAATGTGACGTGGCCCACCGAATGGGTGGAGACGTGAAGCGTAGGTCTTTACTGCCACCAAGTTCGCCCGGACGTATGGAATCTGGCGAATCTGGTGGAACTCAGACGGGTAGTAGGTGTACAGCAGGGACGTGTGGAAGTCGATCTCAGTGTCGATGTACTTCTTGTAGTTCTCATCGGTGAAGTACCAGAAACTGTTCTCATTCCAGTACGAGATGTGCGTGGGGTCTTGGAAGGCACCACGTCCATCTGAACTAGGAGTGTCACTGAGGAGCATGCCGCCGTGTGCCAGCAGGCGCCAAATCTTCCGCATGACCTTCATACGGTCAGGCGTGTGCTCCAAGAAATCCACCGCTCGGATAACGCCCACCGAGTTGTCCGGCAGGTCGAGCTCCAAGAAGTCGGCCACGTAGTCCACGTGCTTACCTTCTCGCATGTCCACGCCGAGGTAGCCCTCACGCTTGTTGTGGTAGGCACCGAGATCGAGAGCGAGCAGTCCACGCCGCTTGGCCCACGCCAGAGCGTTGGCTTCGATGGTGTTGTGGTACATCACCTGGGTCTCAGCCTGGATACGGGCGTTCTTCTCAGGGTCACGCTGGGTGTTGCCACCGTGGACACGCTGGAGATAGAGGCAGTAGGGCAGGCGGTAGAACTCGCCATGCTGGTACAGACGCGCCATAAGGTCTTGGTCGTCGAGCACGCTCAGCGTGGCGTCATAGCCCCCCACAGCGTCGTATGCGGACGCCCTGAACGCACGCAGGTGGTTCGGGGCATACCAAATGTAGGACACGTTGTGCGGGAAAGGCTCAAAGGACATGGCGACCTTGTACTCACCCTCGTTGTAGTACCACCAGCCGTGGTCGGCTGAGAACTCGCTCAGGTCAGGCTTGCCGTCCTCGTCCACCTGGGCGGTGTCTGAGTACACGAACACGATGCTGGGGTCAATGTCAAAGGCCCACTTGACCTTCTCCAGAGCGTCCGGCATCAGCTCGTCATCATGGTCTAGTTCGACGATGATGTCTCCCTTGCAGTGCGCTACTGCTTCTTGCTTGAGCGCACCGATGTTGTCGGTCAGCGCAGAGTGCAGCACGATGACACGTGAGTCACTGCGCTCCCAGCCCTGCTCAATCGCTGGGCCGTTCAACAGCACGATCCATTCCCAGTCCTGCTCGGTCTGCTCGATGAGCGACCATTCAGCCCGGTGCAAGAACTTGGTGTCGTGGCTTGCGGTAAAAATACTAATCATTAGGTTCTCCCTTGGTTTTGTTCCATACAATTACTGCTGACGGGAACGGCGCTGACGTTTTCGCTCCGCCAAACTTGAGCCGTCCCTTGATAAAGCGTATTTCATCGGCGGTCATAATGTCCTCATGCCACCACTTGGTGTCGGTGCGACTGGGAATTAGCATCACCACTGTCTTGCCCCCCCCCGCTTCTTTCTTTGCCTTGGCCGTCCAGTGACCGATGGCGCGGCCATAGGGCGGGTTCACGAACGTTGACTGACCCCACGGGATCGTGAGCCCATCAACGCCTGACGATGCCCCATACAGCGGGCAAGGGTCAAAGTCAAAACCGAACTCCTTATCAAGCTCGGCGTACAGCCACTCAGGTGTGGCCCAGTCAACCGACTGCGACATGAAGTGAACGCTCATAACTTCACCCCACACATCGGGCAGAAGTAGAACGTGGTGATGACTGGCTTGTAGCCCCACTTGAATACCTTGCCGTTGGTCGGGTGAATACACTCAGCCGAGGCTTGTCGATCGCGGGTCTTGTCGGCCTTGACCTTCACTGCAAGCCGCCTTGTGGTCCCTCGAAATCAAAACACTTACAGTCTTTGGCAAAACAGGAGTACACGTCCTCACGTAGCGCATGGAACACGCGGTTGTGACCGCACTTGCAAGTCGTGTCAGCCTCGGTTGGCGTGGCAAAGGTACGCCGACATTCTTCTTCGTGGGTGTCCACGTGAATCCAGAAGCTGAG